TACAGCGGGTGCTACGACATCGGCGGAAGACGGACGGCGGTTGCTACTCATGGTCTGCGCGGCCACTGGCTTGCCTGAGACGTTCTATGGCGATGCGTCGGTAGGCACACTGGCAACCGCACGTTCTTTGAATCGTCCTACTGAGCTGGCCTTCTCTCTGAGGCAGCGATTGTGGGAGATCGTCATCGAGTCCATCTGCGGATATGCGATTCAATGCGCGGCTGAGGTTGGATACTCGAGCGACGTGGTAGACGGAACGCTGTCAGGCGACTGGGAACCGGACGGATGGGAAGAAGAGACGTTCGTCTATGGCGACGATACCGAGAATGAAGACACAGACATGCGCGGCAAGCCCATCGACACAACCGTAAACGTTGACTTCCCTGCGTTGGTTGAAGACGATCAGAAGGCACAGGTTGAAGCCATCGTTGCAGCTGCTACGCTGAACGGTAGCACGCTGGCTGGCACGCTTGACGCTGAGTACACGACTGAGCGCCTACTCAGGGTTCTCGGAGAGACATCTATCGAGGAAGTATTAGAACGTCTGTTCCCTGAAGGAGAGGAGCCGGAAGCCGTCGCTGTAGCTGGCGCGGTGCAGGATCTTCAACAGGCAATCGAGGCGCTGTCTGAATCAAGGGAGATGGAACGCGGCGAGGTAGTCAGCACTCTAGCGGCTGCGTTCATTGAGGCGATGAAGGAAAGCAAGGAGGAAGACGATGACTGACGCGGATGGTCGATATATAGTCAGGTCTGGCACGGGATATGTGTGCCAAGATAACGGCGATGACTTACCGCTCATGTCGTCACATCTAGGCGAGGCGCTAGGTCATACACTAGACCAGGCTGCGCGGCGGATAGATTCGATGGATGGATTCGGATTGATTGCGGTAATCGAGAAGGAAAGCAAGGAGGACGAATGACGATGCTATTTGCGCTGTTGAAACCGTGCCAGTGTGTAAGAATGTCGGAAGCGTTAGTCGCTGGCAATCTTGTAATGGGTGTTATTCGCGATGGTGGCGAATCGTCACCGATTATCGGGTTTATAGCCCCAGGCAAAGGATCCGGAGTTGACCCTATCGTGTATTGTCCGTGGTGCGGCAATGCAGCATTTGAGGTACTGAGCAAGGAATCTGATGAGAAGGAACCTATGATTCAACATGACTAGACACAACTGCTTGACCAAGCTATCAGAATGCGCGGCCTCTCTCGTTGAGGTCGTTTCTGATTTGCAGAAGAAGCGAGACGACAAGCGGTTGGAGAAGGAAGTTGGCAAGTGGTTCAAGTATCAAGGCCGCGTAATCACGAAGGCGTTCACCAAGATGCGGCGTCACTTCGTCGAGTCGGCAGAGAGCGACTTCAACGCCATGTTCGACTCAGCCATCAAGGTGACCGTGCTGAATGGCGAAGAGATATTCGAGGCTGGGCTAGTCAATGCGGTGAGCCAAGGCTACACGGCGCTGCAAGATGAGATAGGGATGCAAGCAGCGTTCGAGTTGAAGCAGCCTGAGGCCGTCAAGTGGGCGCGGACGCAAGCAGCGGTAGACGTATCCGCCGTGAACGATACGACGAAAGAATCTATACGCGGCATGGTCACTCGTGGGCTTGAGCAGGGTTCGAGCTATGACACAGTGGCGCGGCAGATCTCCAAGAGGTTCGAGGAGTTTGCCGTTGGGAAGCCGCAGGCGCACATCCAATCGAGGGCGCACTTGGTAGCGATCAACGAGAACGCAGTGGGATATGCGCACGGTGAGACGACGCTGATAGATGAGATTGAGGCGACGGGGATCAAGATGGAGAAGAGCTGGCACACGGTCGGAGATGAGAACGTCAGTAATGGATGCCAACGCAACGCGGATGACAACTGGATAAAGAATGATGCGGCGTTCAACAGCGGAGATCTGACCTATCCGCGATTCCCTGGATGTCGATGCAACGTACAGTACAGAGTGGCGAGGGAGGCATGATGACGAACGACAACGGTATCAACGATATTGGGACTAATACATTCTCTACCGCGCAAGAAATGATAGACGATTTGAATAGGAAGGTACTCGTCGATGTCGATAAGCTGTTAGATCATGAGTGGTCGAATCATGGTAACTGCCCTGTATGTGGAGATGTTGGTCCTGCCGAGACGGATCATCCAAACACTACATACCACTTAGACACATGCTGGCTAGGAAACGTTATCAAGTCATGTAGGCAAGTTAAGGAGAAATAATGGCTAAAGGAACACCATTGAAGAACGGCAGCGGGAAAGGAACAAGGTCGAATCGCGGGCGCGGCGGATGCGCTACAACGAGCGGCAAGGGCAAAGGCAAGTAGGAAACGATATGCACTATCTACACCTTCAAGATGGCAAGAAGAAGGCTAGACGCCAGGCACGTTTTATTGATTCTTTGGCGACTGAGCCGTGGTGTGTCGGCTCTGACTACGAGAAGAAACTGCGCCGGACTCGAGTGCCGTGTTCGTGTCACATGTGCGGCAACCAGCGCCATCATGCGAAGGGTAAGGATAAATTGACGCTTGCTGATAAGCGACAGAACGATTATGTATCGTCTCAAATGCAATTAGTACGGGAGGGGTGAGATGCCTGAGACTGTTTCACTGAAGGAAGCTATACGGCAGGCGCTTGAGGCCGACGATGCGCGTGATAAAGATCCGGTCACGGCTGCTGAACTTATGGAGTTAGGCCGCGCAGAGCGGAAACGTGTTCTTAAAGAGGCAGCCGACTTAGCAGTAGGTGAATACGAGTCTGCTAAGCCTGAAGAGATGTCATTCGTCGAACAGGCGGGGCAGCTTATCCCGTGGGAGGGGAAATGAAGTTCATCAACGAGGAAGGAATTGCACGGGTGTTGGTGATCAATCCTGGCCAGGGATCATCAGCGCATTATGAAGAAGAGCAACTTGAACGTGATGTTCACTCATTCGACGGTGGGCAAGTATACGTCGATCATCCTGGGTTGAAGGAACGAAAGGACAGACCTGAGAGATCGCTGAGAGATCTTGTTGGCCCTATCGTTGGCACGCCTACCTATGACAAGAGTGGTCCTGAAGGTCCAGGCATGTATAGCGAGTTTAGAGTCGCAAAGCATTACCGTGACTTCGTCGAGGAACTTGGACCGGCTGTTTCTTTGAGGGCTGGCGGTAAGGCTGTAATGAAAACGATCAACGGTAAGCAGACGAAAGTAGCTGAGAGGTTCAATCCTGGCGCTGGCTACGACCTAGTGACTAAGGCGGGGCGGGGCGGAAAGATGGTCCCTCTATATGAGGCTGCAACTGCGGTTGCAGATGGAAAGATAAACGAGTTCATGGAGGCGGCTGGCTTTGTCGAGAGTGATGGTAGGACAGAAGAAGCGCGATTCATGGAATGGCTAGATGAACCGAAGGGGGATGGGATGGAAGATACAAAGCTCCAAGAGAAGTTGACCGAATCAGAGGGCAAGATAACTACCTTGACCAAGGAACGCGACGATGTGCTTGCTGAGAATGCGAAGCTGGCTGAGGCGCTTGCACTGCGCGATGCCAAGGCAACGATCACCGAGTCCATCAACGGGGAGAAGGATCTTCCTGACGTGACGAAGACGCGGCTGATTGAATCGCTCACAAAGTCCGCACCGATGAAGGAAGGCAAGCTCGACGAAGCCGCATTGACCGTACTCGTAACCGAGGCTGTCAAGGATGCAAAGGGATACATCGAGAGCCTTACAAAGGTCACTCCTGGCATCAGAGGTATGGGAGAGGGCGGCAACGTCGAGGAATTGGAAGAGGCTGGTCACGCCGCACGCGTTGAGCGAAAGGCCGCTGACTACTTGAAAGAAAACAAAGCTGCGGATGAAGCACAGGCCAAGCAAATGGCTGAACGCTTCTACAGCTAGGAGGTTACGATGCCAGTTGATAAATATGATAACACTGGACAAACAGCTGGGACTGAAGCTAGTTCGGGTGGTGAAGGTCGCGTTCCAGAGTTCGCTGAATCGGTACTAGTCCATCCATATCATTCGGATGGATTTGTAGACGGTAAAGATCCCGTGCGATACGGTGACATCGTTGGCGTGGCGCTGAAGGGCGCGGCGGCTGCGACCGATATGATTGCGGTTGATACTGAGGGCATCTTCTGGCTGAACGTGCTTGGTTCTGTCAGCGATGATAGCGACGATGGAGTGGCGCAGGCTCTTACGCCTGGAACGCCTATCTACATCAAGAAGACGCCAGGTACTGACACGTACATTCTATCTGGTCAGAGTGATTCGGTATCGTGGCAGCCATTCGGCTACACGCTATCTACGGTCACATCGTCCTTGACGGTTCCAACTCTTGTCGCGGTGAAGGTCCATTGGGACCCAACCGAAGACGGGACGATTCAGAAGGGACTATCTTCGGCAATGTGGACATCTGCTAGTGCAGGACATAGCTTCTTGAGCCTGAGAGCTGACGCATCGAACGTATCAGGCGATCACCGCTTGATCTATTCGGCGTTGACGATTTCCGGAGCTGCTGCTTCTGGTGAGTCTATCCGCGGACGCACGATTGCAACGGCTGCACTCAGTACCGCTCATGGTGGCCACTTCGGGCTTGAGTATGGCACGGGTGGATCTGTCACCGGACTAGGTGTTGGATTGCGCGGTACGTTCATGGGTCCAGATGACGACGTTACTGCTACCATTTACGGTGGAATGTCTGAGCTGTACGCATCCGGCGCATCGACGAATTACGGAACTGCGACAGAACACGCAATCCACAACTTCAACAACGGTGGAAACGCTACTGGTCTTGCTACGGCGGATAACGTCCTGAGCTTCACCGGTCTTTCAGCCGTTCAATTCACTACTGGAACTAATGCCGTCATCGATCACGTATTGCAGTGCCAGGTAAACGGTACTACTTATTGGATCGGGCTTTACGACGCCAAATCATAGCATAACAATCCTAGCATCATGGAGGTGCGCGGATGAATGAGATTACGAATAGCAATCTGGAAAACAGATTGAAACAGATACTTGGCCGCCTTGGTGAATTAGCGTACGAGCGGCGCGGGCTTACGTTGCGAACGGAAGTGATTGATACCGAGGTTGGGCAGATGGAAGCTCAACGCGTGTTGATTGAGGCCACCCGCAACGACCTGAAGGTCGATCAGGAGAACGAGACTGGTCGATTAGAGAAGGAACGTGAGCGCGATGAAGGGCGAGAGGAAGACACAGCGAAAAAAAGGAAGGGGAAGACGACCAAAGAAACGCCACGTGAAAGGAAAGCAGCAGCAGCATCGTGACTTGGGCGTAACTCCAAATGAGGATAGGTGACAAGATGCCAGATCAACTAGGCACGACATTTGCAGAAGCAGGATTGGATTGGAAGGGGTGGGAGCCAGTACATAAGCCGTTCACCGAACAGCAGATTGAACGCGGTATTGACCTGATCAACAACAAGGCGGGGCTTCGTCCTCATCGACACGAGTACGCACTGATGGAAGCTGTGACGACTACGGACTTTCCGTATCTGCTAGGCACGACCATCGAGCGTGAAATGATGGCGCAGTACGGGATT